CATTCTCTTGCATGGTCTGGACGAGACCTGGGAGATGTACGACCTCCTCGCCTGCATCGTTCTTAGTAGAGACACCTTGCAAGAGGTCAATGAAGAAGTTAGTATCTTGTACGCTGAGTTCAGAGCCAGACTGAACCTTGTTGGCCCACGAAGTTCCTGCTTCGACTTCATTTGTAATACTGCTGAAGTAGTCTTTAATGGAATTTGATAGAGACTCAGCTGTCTCCCGACCAGTACCCTGCTGTACAGTCTGGCTAGGAAGAGCAGTACCAGTGAAACCCCTGGACGCAGCTAGACCACCTGCACCAAGACCCATAACAAATGTGCCGATAGCTACCATAGCTACCGAGTTACGATCTACTTCGTCTTGAACACCGGTATCGACCAGAGTGCCTTGATACAACAACTCAGCACCTGTACCAGCTACTGTGTCTACGGCCATAGTCGCTCCGACCTCAGCCCAGAAAGCCCTTGTCTGTAGACGTTGACCAACACTAGTCGATGCACGAGCCGTGAATGCAGCTAAGTTGTCTGCTTGTTGTGCGGCTACGTTAGCTATAACAGCACGGGAAGTAGCCTGGGAACCCCTTAAGACTGCTGCTGGACGCACCCCTTGAGCTAGTTGACGCATAACCGTCTGAGTTAACTGACGCTCTACCGCGTGAGTACCAGACTTTACAGCTACACCTGACGCTGCTTTACCAACGCCCAGGCTTACGTATGTAATAGGGTCTGCTAGGATACCACGTACAACGTCAAAAGCAGCCCAACCGGCTTCACCCCAGCTGTACTCGTCGGAGGTAATCCCTGCCATGTTCTGGTAGATTACATAGGCCCTACCAGCGTTCTCTAGTTTCTCTGGGTCATCTTCAATATCGTTAATGTAGTCGTACTCATTGACATTCGAGACGATGTTACCCGACATAGCCGCAAAGCGTCTCCTATTCAAGTACATCTCTACGATCTCTTCTTTGTCCTTACCACGCAGCTGTTCGACACCCACACGATCTTCCATGTAGGGCAGGATAGCGTTGTACAGGTCATCGTTAGTCGACAGGTCATCAGGTGAATACGAGCCAGGTTCAATACCTTCAGGCATCATACGGTGTATGTAAGCAGCCTCCTCCTCGTCTTGTACCACCTTCTCTTCTGCCCTACGACGGCGGTTAGCAAGGCGAGATGACGAAGAACCCATAGGAGTAGTCTCTTCGACGGGCACCTCGGTAATCTCTTCCTCTACAGGGCGTAGACGAGAAAGGATACTTGAAGTTTCCTCCTCCTCCTCTTCCTCTACAGGGCGTAGACGAGAAAGGATACTTGGAGGCTCCTCTACAGAGGGCTCCTCAACCTCAGGTTGACTAGGGGGTGTCGGTGCTAGGGGACTCGTAGGTACAGACTGACCAATGAGGTCCTCCTCGTCTCCGAGGGGACCCCTGTTCCTTGCTACGTTTACTGGTTTAAATGTGTCTTCGAATTGACCCATGTCTTACTCCGATCAGATACTTTATTATTATTATTACTCTGGACTCATAGCAAGTAGAAGCGCTTGTTGAACCTCTTCAATAGAGAACCTATCTTGAAGTTCCAGGATCAGATCGTCTCGTTCAGCGTCATCAAGACTTCCTGATACCCAACCCTCCACGATAGCTTCAATACCTACAGCCAGTTCTTCCTCAGGCTCCAGAGGACCACCCTTAGCCTCGATGTAAGGGGTTAGAACGGCATCGAGTGTCGTAGGGCCAGTCTCTTGGGGTGCTTCCCCGTAAACGCTCTCCATGTACTCTTGTGTCGCTTGCTTGTCACCATACACCTCGGACATGTAAGCGTCGTCAGCAGGTACCCCGGTGCCTGTCTGAGGCTGTGCTACTGAAGTCTCTTCAACTGGGGCAGGAGGAGAGAGCAAGGTGTCTGTGTCGTACTTCTTGCCGTCAACAATAATACGAGGGTGCTGAGCGATCTCTTCATCTGTCATACTCTCAAGTTCTTGCACAGTAAAGCTAGGAATAGACTCATCGGCGGGGGCTGCACTAGGTATTGCAGTAGGCGTCGACTCCGCAGGCAGTGCAGTAGTCGTCGGGTCCGCAGGCATTGCAGGTGTTGATTGGGGTGTTGGCGTCTCTGGCTGACCTGGTCTTGATTGAGCAAAGTAAGGACTAAGGAGTCTTGTGTTACTTGGGTCAAGTCCAAGCTCAGCAGCAGCATCACGTCCGAAGACGTCCCAGAGATTAATAAAGGCTTCGTTGCGTACAATTTCGCCATCCTTGCCTTTCGTCCCTGCGTTAGCTATGGTCTGCGCTAGTGCAGTCTTCTCCGCTCCTGCTGGCATAGCGTTCAACGTAAACCTAGCATTGATAAGAGTTGATTCCTGCCAAGCTTCATAGTTGGCCCGCTGAGCAGTGGGGCTAGCAACAGCTCGACTCTGACCCCAAACGACTTTGACTGGTTCGTAAGCCATCAGAGCAGCTAGACCGGACAAGAACTGGCCGCTGTCAGACATATCTGCGTTACCTGAACCAATACGTTCAGCTAGGGCACGACGTTCTTCAGCCCCTGTACCACCTGAAGTACCTAGGATATTGATGTATGTAGGCAGGTCCTCGATGTTAATGTCGTTTCCCTCTTTTCGCTGAGCTGTTAGAAAAGAGTAGACACCGGTAGCAGCTGCTGGATCACTGTACATTGTTTCAAAGAACTCACGACTAGCAGCTGGCATGTCTTCTAGTCCACCTGCATCCTCTACTTCTCTTTGGAGACCGAGGAGACCCTCTGACATAACGCCTACCGGTAGAACTGGACCAGAGTTTATATCCGAAGGGTCGGAACCTGAACCACCCTGACCAGCAAGAAGCTTAGCAAAACTAGGACCACCCACTTCAAGAAGTTGTATATTAAACCTTAGAGCTCGTTCGGCAGCTGCGTCAGCCCTAGCCTGCTCGCGTTCGGCAGCTGCGTCAGCCCTAGCCTGCTCGCGTTCGGCAACTGTGGCATTCCACCCCCGCTCGGTTACCGCGTCACCTATTACATCACGGCCTTCTCGGTACACCCGAGCTTCCTCAGCTTGTGCTCTTGACCACTCATTCTGCTCTGTGGTCGCAGCCAGCTGTGCCTCATAGCGCCGGCTAGCTATCTCGTCTTGCTCCATACGGTACTTGTCCATACGGTCACGGTACGCTACTTCCTGATCACGAGTAGACTTACGCTCCTCAGCTAAAGCCTCTTTCTCTTTAAGGACATCAATATCCTTGACACCCTGTACGACACCAGCCCAAAACGACATTATACTGTACCCTCATTCTTAGACGGACGTGCCATCAGGCCACTAGGGGCCTCCATAGGCTCATCGATCATCATCTCTTCTGCTTCCATCGTATCTTCACTTGCTGTATCTTCGAGGAGGTCGGTATCTTTACCAGTCTCCTTTCCGTACTTCTCAAGGAGCTTACTAGCTTTTCGGCTATTGATACGGTACTTAACCCGCTTACGATCTTCACTATCGTCAGGCAGACCTTCGTCGTAGTCAATACCTGCCTTGTCAGCACCAGTCTTAATGAACTCGTGGATAATGGGTGCGATAAGCAAGGATACGTCAACACTGTGTCGACCCTCCATCACAGCACCACGTAGGATTCCCTCGGTGAGTGTGACAACGTCCAGGCCTAGTTCCATAGCGTCAAGGAGGTCGTCTGTACGCTTAGCAAGGCGCTCAAGGTGGAAGAAGGTAGCCTCAGCTGGATCAGTCATCTGCGGAGGGTTCTCGTAGGGTGCGTTCTTAGGTTCTGCAGTCAGAGACTGTCCTGGGATAATAGCCATTGTTGTTATTCCTCTTTAGTTACTCTGAGCCAGGTACCGAGCAGACCGGCGTGCCCGATGTTCCTCTGCCGGACGTAGGAACTTATTAACGATCACAGAAGCAGCCTCACCCGCTGTAGAGGTCCGCATAATGTCTGCAGCATTGTGCTTCTCTGTAGTTGCCATCTCGTGCATCAAGAAGTCAAGCTGTGTGTCCTTGTCTCCGTAGCCCTTGCCTCTGCTCTCAGCAAACGCCTCAAAGGCGACACGACGTGGGCCAGTAACTTGGTATAGACCAAAGCCACCACGGGAACCCTCAACGGAGGGGTCTCTCTCATTGATGTTGGAATCTAGGCCAGACTCATCACGCATATTCATAACAAAACCCCGAGCGACATGCTCAGGAAGCCCACGATCGACTAGACCTTGGTAGATATCGTCACCTTGGCGGGCACTAGGTCGAGGAGAAGTAGTAGGTGCACTAGTCTTGGGCTCTTCCTTGTCTCCGTACATTGCTTCCATCAGGGCTAGGCCGACACCTGTGGTTGTACCACCGCTAGCCTCAGGTATCTCTAACTCTGCAGGACGTGCACGAGGCCGTACAAGGCCCTCTACAGTGGCTTCTCTCGTCTCCTCGGCAGTAGGGGTGCTAAACTTAGACCGGCGGTCTAGAGCAGCCTTACGGGCTTTCTCAAGGGCATCAGTGTACGCTGGTTTATTATTCATATTATTAGTTCCTTTACCCGAATACAAGTCTTGAAAGGATGTAGCCTTTTGCTTGTTTATCAGCAGCATCCGATGCAGCTTTGGAAGCAGCCGCAGAGGCATCTACATTCATTTTTGTTAAGAGTTTCTGAAGATCAGAGGACTTATCTGCTAGGAACACGGACAAAGCCCTGTCTTCAGCAGTCTCAGCCTGTCGAAAGGCCTGATCCATAATGTCCCGCTCTCTCTGCCAAACCTGATCGAGAGTGGACTGGGTCATCGCATTAGCTGTAGCAGCTTCTTGACGGTTAGCCTCGTTCTGTGCAGCTGTGTTAATCGTAGCTGTATTCTGACGCCACTGTGCGTTAGCCTGTGCGATAATCAGAGCATTCTGTGCATTGAACTGTGTCGTCTGCAAGTCCATACCAGCATTAAACTTCTGAACCTCTGTAGCCATGTTAGCAAAGAACTGATCAGTCTGGCTTTGACTAGCAGCATTGAACTGCTTAGCTGCGTTATCAGCTGCTTGGTCACTGAAGATAGAATCAATCTTCTTCTGAGACTTAAACAACTCAGTCTGTTGAGCCAGGTCCATGTTCTTCATGTCCATCGCTAGGAAGGACTGAGCATTGATTACACGGCTCTGTTGACGGTTGCTAAGGTTAGCCATGTCCATGTTAGACATCGCAGCTGAATCAGAGAGTACCTTAGCACTCTCAGCGTTTAGGTTAGCCAAGTCAACTGACTGAGCCATACGTGCATTCTCTAGTGCGATTTGCTGCTCAGCAGTGAAGTTCATGTTAGCGATGTCACTGATCTTAGCAGCGTTAGCTACACGAGTCTGGAAATCCTGAGTAAACTTCATACCAAGGAAGTTAGCACGTTGCTCAGCGGCGAACATAGCAGTCTGCTGGCGGTTGGAGAGGTTTTGTGACTCGAACTTAGCGAAGGTTGCAGCATCTGCGGCAGCGATCGGCAGGGCTGACTCCATAGCGGCTTGGATAAGAGCCTGACCAGCCATACTAGAAGCACCAAGACCACGAGCTGCCATCTGAGCAGTCGCGTTACGGAGGGCTCCAGCGGCCCAAGCAGGTGGTTCAGTACCCTCAAAGTCCTGCATGAGTTCTGACATCTGGCCACGTACAGTAGCCTGTGCAGATGGGTTAGCCTGAGCAGCCTGTACGTCCAAGGCTTCTGACACAGCAGCCATATCAACAGCTGAACCAGAGATGAGCTCACCACTCTCGAGGGCACGGGCGGCAGCTGGTTGTACAACCTGAGACTGACCTAGTTGTGCGGCATCGAGACCTAGTTGGGCTAGTTCTGTAGGGTCAGTCGTAGCAGCCTGAACGGTAGAGTCAGGTGTGACTGCACCCTGGGTAGCCTCTAGACCACTTATCTCAGTATCTACGGCACCTGCTGCTTTGGTGGGGTCCACCATTTCTGCACCGAAAGCATCAGGGCCAGTAATCTGAGGTGCTGCCCCAACTGAACCAGTATCTTCAGCTAAAGTAGTACCTGGTGCGCTAGCGTCGATAGCTGCTACATCAGCACCTTGAGCTAGGGAAGCTGGATCAGTAGTTGATGCAGTCATCATGTTAGCAGCACCGGCAGCTGTCTGAGCAGCTTGCCCCTGTCTAGCCTCAAAAGCTAACCGAGCTTCTGTATCAGCAGGAGTCTCCCCTGCTCGTGCGACAGCCTCAGCACGGCTGGCCTCTAAAGCTCTCTTCTCAGCGTAAGTGGTAGCCTCAGTAAGTGCCTTCTGGTGTGCAGCTTCTTCTTCTTCAGCAGATAGAGCCTTAGTCTTCTTAGCAGCTAGAGCACTATCATTCGGTTGCGACTGAAGCAAAGAAGCAGCCAAGGCAGCAAGAGCAGAACGGGCTATGTAGCTGTCAAAACGAGTAGTCGGCATAAAAGGGTTGTAGATCATCAGAAAGTCCTTCTGTGTAGCTTTTGTCTATCGTAGAACCGACGAAAGTGGACCTCAGTGGTGGTTCCATAGTGTTCTTTATATTCTTTCCGCAGTGTCCTCATGACCTTAGCTGCGTGTCCGTAGGGAGTTATAAACTCGATACCCCACAGTTGGTAGTCCCCACCGGGGTTGTCTAACATGTAGTCTTCAGCTGTTGGGGTGTACCTATCTTCTAAGAAGAGTCTAGCCTTGTCAGGAGGTAACCAGCACCAGGTGACTAACCCAATAGGTTTATCACCTAAGTAGTATAGTCTAATCCTATTATACTTAATAGGTAATAGTATATAGGAGTCTATCTCACTTAGAGTGTACTGTGAGTGTACTTCCCCTTTAGTTAAGAGTAGTACACTGTCCTCTATAGCCTTATGACTACCTATATACATACCTATATGCACCCCCAGATACCTTAAGTCTTATTATACATGCAATCGGGTACTTTGTCAAGAACTTTTTTAGTATAAGTCCTTAATCTTTACCTACTCAACAGTAGCGGCAGCAATAGCAGCGCTACGCCCTGTTTAGTTTTATGTGTTTCGGTTACGATACGCCTGACCGGGTAAGTCTGGCATAGCAGCCCGCCCGTTTACCACAGCATTATCCCAGCCAGTGAATTCCTCAGTGGTCCAAAACTCCTCAGCGCGCATAATGTCCAAGTGGTTAAGGTTGCGGTCTAGACAAGTCGGGTCATCAAGATACTTATCAGGGTTGGCCAGAATGTCATTAACTAGGTTAACGCTGTCTAGGGCTGCTGAGTAGTGCTTTGCGATACGCTCCGGTGTTACTTCATTTTCCATTATTAGTTTCCTTCAACAATGCGTGTTTCAAGCTCATCAACTTTTTCAGAAAGGTCTTTGATTGCTTGAACTAAGATAGGAAGTAGTTTACCATAACCTGCTTCTAAGCGGTCTGGACCTGCTTCGTACACAAGATGCGGGATGTGAACCCCAAGGTCTTCTTGTACTTGTTTCAGGTCTTGAGCAATGAAGCCAGTATCAGCTTCACCTACCTTGCCACCATCACGCATATTCCAAGTGAACGACACAGGGTTCAGGGCTTCGACAAACTCAAGGCCAGCGTTCAATGGCTGGATGTCAGTCTTGTCCCGTGCGTCAGACAGCGATGTAATAGTGGTAACTTGGCTGCGCAGTGTGGCGATACTGCTATTCCCCAGCGTAATCTCGTTGGAGACTGTGGCGGAGGTTGGGTCGGCGCTGTGACCGATGACAATTGTGTTGGAGTTTGTGGTTCCAATGTCGTTGGAGGCATAGCCGAGGGCTACGTTGTTGGAACCTGTGGTAAGGTTGTGACCAGACCGATATCCGTAAAGGGAGTTATTGGTTCCACTAGTTATGTCATACCCAGCTTGACGCCCAATAGCCACGTTATAGCCACTCGCAGCCGTAACCACCCCAAGCCCCATAGCGCCTTCTCCAATGGCGATATTTTGACCACCCGTAGTAGCAGCATCAAGGGCACTATTCCCAATGGCTACGTTGTTGGAGCCTGTGGTGATGCTAGCGCCTGCTTGGTAGCCTCCGATGAAGTTGTTGGAACCTGAGGTTAGGCTAGTGCCAGCATAAGGGCCGAGGATAGTATTATAATCCCCACTTGCCACGTTAGAGCCAGCAATGTGACCTACAAATACATTACCCTCCCCTTCATCGGCTTTGTAACCAGCCCTGTAGCCGATTGCCACAGTATCTTTAGCGTTCTTGAGAATGCCGCTCTCCCCAGCGAGTGCTTGATAACCGATGCCAACATTGTAATTACCTTTAATTGACCGGGTTGCCTCAAATCCAATACCCAAAGAACCTAACGTTGTCACCCCTTGGCGCAGAGCTGATTCTCCAATGGCGATATTATAAGAACCAGAGGTTAAATCACGACAAGTGTCACTACCTGCCGCAAAATTGTCTCTCCCAGTTGTAAGGTTGGCTAGTGTGGAAATTGCAATAATGTTTCTAGTGCCGATAACCGAAAAAGCACCACCCGCAGTAGTCCAATCATAGTCACTACCAGTCCACGACAGAAACTCGCCAGACGAAGCCGTGCCAGTGTTCAGGTGGGTGTCTACTAGTGGGTCTACGTTACCTGCATCAGTGACATCAGCCCCTGCTTCGATACCGCCTAGCTTAGTCTCATCAGCAGTCGTAAAGGACGCTGTAGTCCCCGCTAGAACAGCACTGTAAGCTTGTACTGTGACACCAATATCGGCATCCATAACAGCCCCTGCTGCTTCTACATTAGTAGCATCAGTTACATCAGCCCCTGCTTCGATACCGTCTAGTTTTGTGCCGTCTACTGAAATATCCCTACCATCAACGTTACCTACATTGACAATATTTCTACTACCATCAATTACAGTAGTACCTGAAACTTTAATAGCCATCTTCGTTTATCTCCACTATTAGCTGATTGTAGCCACGGTATCAATCGTGCCTGTGATTTGAAGGTTACCAGAAGCATCAAGCTTCATGTAGTTTGTACCACCTACTGCAAAATACAAGGAACCACCAGATTCAGTGATAGTCCAGTTAGATAAAATAACTGCATCTGCTACGTTAAAGGCTGCTTGTTGCCATAGACTGCCATCGTAAACTTTAAGCTGGCTATCGGTGGTGTCCCAGTAAATAGCCCCTGTAAGCAGGGCATCACCGTCGTTGTCAAGGGTGGGTGCAGAGGTCTTTGCACCAAGGTACCTGTCATCAAAAGCGTCAAAAGAGGCAGCGGCATTTGTCTCACTTGTTGCAGCAGCGCTCGCAGAGTTCGAGGCAGCAGTAGCACTACCGGCTGCATTGCTTTCGGATACAGAAGCAGCGGCGGCACTATCAGCAGCAGCAGTAGCAGAACCAAGAATGCCGTCTACGTAAGCCTTACGGGTAAGATCGTCATCTGCTGTAGGAGTAGCAGTTGAAGTAACCTTGCTGGAGCCCATGACTATATCGCCAGTCATCGTTCCACCTGTCAAGCTTAGCTTAAGGGCGTCCTGAGTATCTACGTAGGTCTTTGTAGTCGCGTCTGCAGGGTTGGTAGGGGCCCCAAGACCTGTAATCTTGTTTGACCCCATAGCTACAGCACCTGACATGGTGCCACCAGACAGACTTAGCTTAGTTGCGATGTCGTTTGTTACAGTTGTAGCAAAGTTAGCGTCGTCACCCAAGGCTGCTGCAAGTTCATTAAGTGTATCCAGAGCAGCTGGAGCAGAGTCAACTAAGCTACTAATGGAAGTGTCTACATAAACCTTAGTAGCTGCATCCCCTGCATTCACTGGGGTTGAAAGGTTTGTAATTGTACCCGTAGTGCCCGCGTCCATGTTAAGGGTGCCAGTAACAGTTAAGTTACTAAAAGTAGAAGTTCCTGCAGAGGTAACATTACCCGTAAGATTACCCGTAACATCCCCAGTTACACTACCTGTGAGACTGCCTGTCACGTTGCCCGTTACGTTACCTGTAAGGGGCCCAGAAAAACCAGTATTCGCAGTTATGTTTGTCCCTACAACAGTAGAAGGAGTGGTGTTGCCAATAGGCGTGCTGTTGATCGAACCACCAGTAAGGGTAGCAGCGGTGAAACTAGAACCACCGGTTGAAGTAACGTCACCGGTTACGTTACCTGTAAGGTTACCAGTTACACTCCCGGTTACACTGCCTGTCAGAGGCCCAGAGAAGCCCGTAGAAGCTACAATCGTAGTTCCAGTGGTGGTACCAGTTATACCCAGAGTACCTACCACAGCGGCGTTCTCATCGACTGTGAGGGTGTCTACCTTAGCAACCCCGTCTAAGTAAAGGTTTTTAAACTCGAGGGTAGTCGTACCTAGATCAATATCATTATCAAGAACAGGTACAATCGCACCATCTTGAATACGAAGTTGTTCAACAGGAGTACCACCGACTTCGACAAAGACCCCATGACGGTTATTTGTACTGTCGACAACAACTTTGTTATTAGCATCCGTATCCGCAATAAGCGGTACGTAAGCCCCTTCAGCAGTAGAGCCATCGTGTTTATGGCCTGTCGCTTGAGTAAAAGCATCACGAATAGCGTTGTACTCTGAGTTAACCGGAGCTGAACGAACAACAGCGGTGGGGACAATGTCTGCGGCAGATTGACGGGTATATCCAGCCATGTGTTATTTACCTCCGGTCGGCAAGAGAATATGAGATCACGTAAGACTGTATTGTGTGACTCGGTTGATCTTCTGTAGTAACGTAGGTAATCGAGATAGAATCCCCAGAACCTTGTATGTTAGTCTTTCTAACGGGACTTGGGTTACCGTCATAAATGTCTGTAGTGTCGTAAGTAGCCAAACCCCAATTAGCTGCAGCACCCTCTGTTGTTAATCCGTAGTCAGTAGGTTTTTGAGCATCACTGTTTCCATAATCAAAGTTAACACCTACGTTAATACTAACCTGGCCCTCGGACCTCATGTAGGTGTTGAGGTCGTAGTACACTTTTCTTACGATTGGATCGTCCATGTACACGTACGGTGTTTGGTATAGTGAGAAGATAGGGTTTGACTCAAAAGTCTGACCAGTTTCTTGTCGATGAACTTTACCAAGTGAATCACCGTGCACAACAAACTCTTCAGCACCAATGTACCCAGAGTCTCCACAAGAAACTTCAAGGCCTACAAGCTGAGAATACTCGAAGCCCATACCTGACTCACCTGAACGACGGAGAGAACCAATAAGGCCCAAAGCTTCAGCTTGTGAAAAGAACAGTCTGAACTGAGACTTACGGTTTAGGACTAGCAGTGTAATTGAGCTTAAGTCTTCATTACGGGAGTAGGCTTCAAAGATAGCTTGGACAGGCTTAGAAAGCGTAGCAAGCTCAATGTCACCAATACGGGACGTTGCACTGATAGGGCGAATACCGTCAGGACTAAGAAACAACAAGTCACCATTAAACTCTACCACAGCATCGGAAGAAATACAGCCTAGGTTTTTAGTCACGTCTGTAACAGTAAAGTCTGCGATACTTGTGCCTGTTAAGCGTTTAATGTTGTTTGTTCCAAAGATAAAGAGCTCACCTCTAAAGGCCTTTATAGCTACGACCGTAAAACCCACATTGATAACACCTGCACCAGCTGCAGGGGTAAAGTCAGACTCATTGAGTGGTGCTGAGAAGTAGACATTTTGAGGTTCTGTCGAGTCACCTGCAAGGAATAGGTGGTTAGCAAAGTTTTCACAGAAACGTGGCGCAGACGGAGCAAGAGAACTTGTGATCTGAGCGTAAGTTGTACCATCCCAAGTAGCAGCAGGGTTAACCCCGTCAGTCATAACAAGCCTCGGTACACTCCAACTAAGTTTAGCGAAACGTACTTTCGTAACACCGACCATTGTAGGGGAGCCCACAGTAGTTGGGGAGACCCATGCTTCTGTAGCAGTGTCCCAATAATGAAAGTAGTTGTTACCTGTTGTTGGTTTACGACAAGCAAAAATACCACTGTTAAGGATACCATAAACAGCGGCACCTAAGGTAGGGGCCCCTGTCTCCCCTGGAACAGTGCCGTAGGTATTGGCGTAACCTGAGATACGACGATAACCACCCTCAAGAGCGGGTTCGTAGTTGATCATAGCAATCGCAGAACCAGGAGCAGCAGAACTCTGGGTAAGATAGTCAAGGTTGTTTATGAGTCCACCTTGGCAAGGGGCAAGGAAAGACTTAATATTATCTGGCATTATGATTTATCACTGTTGAACGAATACGTACTGGTTCATCTAAAAGAATCCTACGCATTGTACGGATATTTGCTTCAAAGTTTTGTTGGTGGACTGCAGCACTCTGTTCATTAGAGCGGAAACGCATCATAATCATCATAGCCCCGTCAATAACAACGTGGTCATAGACGCTTGGAATCACACATTCATCATTAAACTCTGTGAGAGCGTTGGGGAGGGACCAGTAAGTGTACTCAACCTCGTACCCTTCGTCAGGGGAGGGAGTAACACCGAAACCGGAATCATACGTTTTAAAGACTATCTCAGGTGCACTTCTACCACCAACGGGCCCATTATCGTCTGATGCTCTATAGTTTTGAACGTAGTCTTCGTAGGGAATTAACCTGAGGGGTGCCGCCGAGTTATTAAGGCCTACAGACTTCTTAAGGAAGAATGTATCAAAGTCTGCGTCAGAGTAATCTGAAGGAAAACTGTAAAGAGTCTGTCCAGCAGTCAAAGTCTGAGAGGTAGTTATTTTTAGGAAAGGCCACTCTTGGCCATTCTGTAGTATTGTTTGGATAGAACTGTTAATGGCGTCTTTAGCAAGAGCTTGGACACCACGGACACCACTAAAACCGTCCCCCTGTGGATCAAGGGTAACTTCATTTAGTCTGACAAGCAGTTGGTTGATCAGTGATACAAAGTTAGACATACTTACCTCAGGTAGGAGTTTAGGGGGCCACCTAAGCAGCCCCCAAGTATATTAAGCAAGTACGTCGCGTACTACTTCAGCAGCGTCACGAGTTGCCTCGTTTACGTCTACTACGATAGCCCATACACGTGCAGTAGCACCTGAAGTTGTACCATCAATAACTGTTACAGCGTCGATAGTATCTGCATCAGCAGAGATACCAAGTGTCTGTGTACCAAATACCATTGTACCAGCAGCTGCAGCGTCAACGCTAGTAGCAGCCATGAAGGTAGTTGTAGCATCAGATACAGCAACAGTGAATGTAGTGATATCTTC